TTGCAGTATTGTGTGTGGAAGAATTTATAGTAAATCCAATACTTTCTTCCATCTCACCACTGTTTACATAGTCGGCGGCAGTATCAATATAATCTGCTGCCTTAGTTATTTTGGATTGAACCCAAGCCTCTAGATTACCTTCACCCTTTCCAACCTTCATACTAAGTCTTTTAAGCGCATCTTCAATAGTTTTTAATTCCGATCTTGCCATAGAATATTCTTCATCTTTGATGGAAACTTTATCCCACGCTTTTTCACCATATGAGCATTCTGATCTAGTTTCCTTTTTATCACATAAAGGACAAAATCTCATCTCCTCCCCATTGTGAGATTCCTTTACATCTTTAAATTTTTTATGTTCCTTTTTTGCAGATGCTTCCATTTTTTTAAGTCTAGTATAGTAGTCTGGAATTTCATCAAGATGTTGAAGAGCAATATCTCTTGCTAATTTATGATCTTTAGTGTGCTCGTGTTCAATTGGTTCACCCATATCAAGTTGCTTCTGTATAAAAGAAACATCAAGACGATGTTTCTTTGCTATTTGCTCAACTGTTTTATGGGGTTTAAACTTAGGCATTCTTAAGTATTTTTAATTCTATTTATCTTCTTCTGGAAGTTGGCTTTTTAAGAATTTTGATAAATCTGCAGTTGATCCAACAAAAAGAGCATTAGTTACATTTGTAGGACCTTTTTGGTGTTTCTCTTCCATGACTTCTTTCATCTTTTTTTGAAGATCCATCAATTTTTCTGTTGCATCTGAAACATTTTTAATCAGTTGACCGGCAACTTCATATGCTCTTGGCATTTCACTTTCTTGCGCTAATTCAAGAATACCATTAATTGCTTCTTGACCTTTTTCTATTATTGAATATAAGTTTCCTCTAGAATACTCATAGTCTTTTTTAATATCATCAACCGATGAAGATATTTTTTCTATCTTATCAACCTCAGATTCAACTTCAGCATGAACAATAGAAACCTCTTCTGGTTCTGTATTAAATGTTTCGTTAAGTTTTTCAAATTTTTTAGACATTTTCATGATTAGAATAGTGAACCGGTGAATCCAAAATCATCACCAGGTTCTATCAAAGCATCATCTTGGGAATCTATAATGTAAATTTGTGATCCTTGAACGTGCTCTAATAAACTAGTATTATATAAAGATCTAGTAACAGTGACTTCTTTGTTATAGTCATTTACTGCTTTAATTTGTAATGTTTCTCCATTTATATCAATCAACTGATTGACTTGTAAACCGATTGTGCTTTCAACCAATATTTTAGAATCTTCTGTTTCAACATCTTTTGCTAACCTTGTTATTGAATTTCCTGTATAGTTCTTAACCGCCTTTGGCTCGGAAGAATATGTAAGATCTCTGTTTGCTCCTTTTGTATCTCCAGCAACAAAACCAAGAGAAACTTTTTTGATAATTTCTCCAGAGACATCTGCACCAGTAACAGGTCCAAACAAATATGTTTTTGCAGTAAATCTAAAGGTATAAATCAATGCCCTTCTAGTGTCAAAATTACCTTCATAATCATCTTGCATACCAATATTTTCTAGGACAATTGGAATATCTCTTTTTTCACCAATAGTGTCTACTAGATTGACACTGACAGTATATGCGGGTTGGAAATATGGCAATATTTGCTCAACTATCTGTAGCATATCATCATTCAACTTAGTCATTACACTAAGTTCAAAATCCATATTATATGGAACTGGTAAATATGTCTTTCTTACTTGCTTATTATCATCAACTAATGTACTTAAGAAAGATTGTGTTTGAGATACCTTTCTTGTTGGATCATAATTTAAACCAATAAATTCAAATGACATTCTTGGTAATGTTATCTGAACTGGTTTATTTAAATCTGGTGATTGTTCTAATCTTGCTAAGAATTTTTGAGTTGGACCATATGCCAATGGAACCTTAACTACAGAAAAAACATTATCGGAATCATTCTTTCTTTTTATAGTTATTTCATTGAACAATGAACCAAATGCTATAATGGTTCTTCTCAATATTTCGTGGTAAAAATATTCAAACATTTTAGATACTTTTAATTTTTAAGGATTGCCAAATGGATTTTTTTCGTCAAAATCAATTATTAAATCTGCCTCGGTTTCTATTTCTGAATTTTCCGCAAACTTATCAACAATATTGTTAGTATTTATAATTTGTACTGTATAGTTTGCACCAGATTCTCTACCCAATAAGATTTCTCCATTAACAAAAGATCCCGTTATAGATCCGAGTTGTAAAACTTTTGTTACACCATTCCAAGTTTTAACTACTGCAGTGGATCCGCTTGTTTCACCAGTAACAGGTTCATTTCTAACATATGTTCCAAATCCAGATAAAACTGGTGAACTGAATACTATTTGCGGAGGAGAAGTATAATTTAATCCAGCATCAGTTATTGCAATTCCAGTTACCGATCCATTTTCAATAATTGCTTTACCAAATGCGGGTAAAACTGATGTTCCCGCAAAAGAAACTGTTGGTGGAGATGAATATCCTGATCCACCGCTAGTTATGGTTATAATACCAACAACTCCGTCTCCAATAAAACAAGTTGCTGCAGCACCAGACCCTTTACCACCACTAAAAGTAACTTTTGGTGCAGTTGTGTAATTGGATCCAGTATTTGTAATTCTAACACTTTGCACTCTTAAGAGATTTGGATCAGACTCACAAAAATCTACAATTCCACTGATCATCTGTGCAACACCCGTTGCAGTTCTTCCGGCGCCAGGAGCAATACCAAATTGAACTGTTGGGGCACTCCTATATCCAGATCCTCTATTTGTAATTTTAACTAATCTGACTCCACCATTTACTAATCCCGCAAATGCTACTGCGGTCGATCCAGACCCAACCATCTGCAAGGTTTGTATATAACCTTCTTCCTCAACATTATCGTCAATATTTTCAATTCCAGTATTGATTAACTCATCACCATATCTGAATAATTCACATCTTAATTCGTAAACGTAATTTTTCTGTAGTTGATAGAATGGTTTTTCGTGTTCTACATACTTTACTTCAAACAAACGATCTCCAAGCGGGAAATAAATCAAATCACCTTCTTTTGGTCTTGATGATAATTTTGAATTTGGTGTTTGTTTGATAAATGGAGATATGTAGTTTTCAAATCTTTCTCTTGAAATGATCAAACTTAAATCATCTAATTCCTGAATTCCAAATTTAGAAAGTATTGTTCCTTGTCCACCATATCCGTCATAAGTATCGACATATGCTTCAATAGGATATGCAGTAGTAAATTGCGACTCTATGACTTCCTTTATTACTGTCTTTTCAGTTATATATTCTCTTGGTAAATAGTAAACATCAACACCATAAATTCTCAAATGCTCATTAATTAAATCTTGAACTAAACTTTGTTCTCCGTCAGAACCTTGTAGAAAAAATGGGTTAAGCATACTTTTAACCTATCATATCCAATGGGGGTAATTCATAAGTATTTGACATCTTCTGCATTATTTCATCTATCTCACGTTGACCATCTTCATACATCTGCCTACCATTAAACTCAATTCCACCTGGCAATTTAACTCCATTAAATTTTATTAAATTCTGTCCCCATTGTTTTTTAATCAATGCCGTTAAGTAGGGTTTCAGGAAAGAATCATTCCAAACTCTACTATATTCGTTTGGATTTGCTACTTTATAGCAATCTATAACAAAATATTGGTTAGTGGAAAGTGTTGACCAATCGATATCAAGATAAAGTCTATCAGATCTTTTATTGAATCTTATTTGTTTCTGTGTTGTTAATAACCACTCCATATCTTCAAGATATCTTTTAACCATAGAATAAGTTAAAAGTTCAGTAGATCCCCAGTAGTAAATATCATTTAAAAACAATTGATATTTAACACTGAACATATTATTTGTAACTGAACTTGTGGAATCAAAATGAAAAATTCTATTGATTCCTATAACATCTGGAGGTATTTGTAAGTAGTTACTATTCTCATAATATGTAAATGTTGTAGCGGTTCCTACTATATTTGTTGTTGCTGAGGTGGAAGCAATACCTGGTCCATCGGGTGGTTTTGCCCTTCCTCGGTCTATATCATTTTGAGTAACTTTATATTTTAAGTATGTTGGAGAAACTCCATCAAAATGTCTTTCTTGAAAAAATTGAACAGCATCATCCACAAGGTCTTCAATTTGCTCATCAGCAACATTTATCTCCAGAACTGGGTATCCAAGTTTTCTTTTGCAATAATCTATTAGTTCTTGCCTTGTGGATGGTTGTGCCATTATAAACCTAGATTTGAGATTACTTCTTGTTGACTGAGATATAATTTAATATATGCCTTCGCATAATCTTTCAAAGTTTCTGTATCATCTATACTATCTATATCTCTAGACAATTTCTCATATTCAAATAGTTTAGAGATACTTTCTAATGTAATTTTACTTGGATCCATTTGCCAACTCCTTTAAAAGATTTTTAATCTCATTCAAGTCACCTTTCAGAGTATCTATTTGATTTTCCAAATTAGATACTCTTTGATCTTCTCTTTTCTTAATCTCCCTCACCTTTATGTAATTTTGATACCCATCAATGTCTAAATTAACTATCGCTTTTGTTTCAGTATCTCGTACTAAACCTTGGTGACCTTCTACTTTTAAATATTTCATAATTTATTTTATGCAAGTGAAATAACTCTCAAATCTCTTAGTCTTGGTGGGAATGCCTGTGATGTTGAAGAAGCAACCAACTTAATTGCAAAATACTTGAAACTTCCCAAATTATCTATAGTAAACTCATAATCTCTAAAGTAATCTGGAGTATTTCCTTCAGAATAGAGTGAATTGTTTGCAACCTTTTTGTCGGAAAGTCCATTGCTACTTGACAGATCAATGATTTCTCCAGACTCTAAGCGGTTTGTATAACCTGGGAATGGGTAGAAAATAGGTTGATCATTTGGATCTGCCATTGTGGCATACAATGCTCTTAGATCACTATACTGATTAACATAAGCAGAAACAATCAATTTCAATGAGGTTGCTGGAACCTGAAGACCTATTGGTTTAGAAACATAAACAAATGCTGAGGGATCATCAATTATAGTAGAAACTCTATTATCAGAGGCGTAGTCTGAAATAACATTGTTTACTCTTTGTGAGATTAAATTAATACCAACTCTATCCAAGTCAATGGCAGGACTTAAGCGATTGTTTGTGGTGACAAGATTTAACTTTAATTCAAAAGATTTATTGTATGGTAGTGCATCGAGCAATTCTTGTTCATTAATTTTTGAGCAGATTAATCTTGGGGTAGAGAGATAATTCATTTCTCTGAGATTAATTCTTTCAAATCCTTGATCTATGAATGAAGATTCATTACCAGATACGCTTGTTCCACTAACACTTCTCATAGATGAGATAATAGAAGTTCCAGGCAAACTGGTTGTCGATACATTTGGTTCAATAATTTCATATTGAATATTTCTAGATATTGATATTGAATTTCCTCCAATATTTTTGCTGTTTGGTAGATATAATGCCGCTAAAGTTCCAGATCCAGTTCTGTCGGTCATAGTTCCACCTTGAGTACTCATATCAAGTTTTACGGTGAAATAATCCAATCCTATAGAATTTTCTACAGTACTATCTTGCAATAAATGAACTTTATTAATGCGTCTTAGGGATATTCCTTCAACTTCATACTTAAATACTCTCGCAAAGTTTGCAACATAGTTTACTGATTCAGTACTATCAACCTTTCTAGATATTCCAGTTAAAGTTGAAGTATTTTGTACCACTCCAGTATAACTTAAAATTTCTTCACCAATTTTAATGTATCCAGGATTTGCTGTACTTACTCCAACACCTTCGAATGTTAGTAAATCGGAAACATCAGAAACAGCAAATGATCCACTTTCCGATGTCAGATAGTTTTGTAGAATAACTGTGGAAGGTTTATCGGACTGTACATTTTTAATCAAAACTTGATTTGTTTCGGAGTGCATACAATGATTGGATGCGTTAACTCTTAAATGTAAACCATCGCTTATTGTTTGTATTCCATTATTTGAAATGAAGACATTTCCAGAAGTTCCATTTAAATTGGTTGCAACTCCAACTCCACCAACATCAGCCAAGTATTGTAGAGTATTACCAACTCCAGTCACAAAATCTCCCTGAACATTATCGATAATAAGTTGGTTTACTGATGATATTCCTGCTATAGATAACAGCAGATTTCTTCCAAAAACTCCACCAATTTCTTCAGTTTTTACAACCTCTCCAACTTCATATCCAGTTCCACCACCAAAAATAGTTGCGGCAATAGCAACTCCATCTCCGCTAGCACCTCTTCCTATTGTAATATCGGCAGTAGCATCAACACCATTTCCTGTGATTGATATTAGAGGGATGCTGAGATATGTTTGGGAAGTTCCATCTGAAGGTGTGTATCCAATTCCAGGGTTTACTATTGTTAAATTACCTGAAGCAGATCCAGTTTTTCCAACAAGATTTCCTCTCGCATTTGATCCATTTTGTAAGATTGTATTTCCGATATTTACGTTTGTATCGGACAGGTTAGTTGTTAATCCGATTCTAATTTTTCTCGAATCAACTTCAATTGGATTGGATATCAATCTTGAAATTTGGTTATTATTTTCATTTAATTCTGGGTTGAAGAAACTTACGGAACCTTCGTCTTCAAATATTGCACTATACAATGTAAACTTCAAATCTTCAAACTGACTTGCTGTCCATGTAGATGCATTTTGTGATTTAAATAGAACTCCAATTCTGCTAATATCTGGTTGTGAAGAAACAATAACTCTTTCTGATTCCGGTCTAGTAGCTGTTGATATGTCAACTTCACCTAACTGGGAAATCCAAACAAAATATTCAGTTGAATCTGATCTTAAGACAATTGCGTGTTCACCATTCTTTAGATAAACTGGCGCATTAAACTCTATTCTTGTTGCTTCAGAGGCATCATCAGAAACTGAGATCTGATCGGGTTCTAAAGTAATTTGACTAAATGGATATATTTCTTCAGTAGGAACTCCCAATCTCATTGGTCTCAATTCAACAATAACTGGAAGAGTTTCATCTTTTGATTGGAAGAATAAATCAACTGATGTTACAAATCTTCCATTAGTATCAGAAATGACAAATGATTGTGCCAATGGATCTACATTACCAGCTCTAGATGAAGGGGCCTGTGATTGAACTCCTCTCCACTGTAAGACAACTATACCATTTCCACCGGTACCACCTGTACCTCCTCTAACACCGCCACCGCCGCCGCCGCCGCGATTTCCTCCAAGTCCACCATTTTTATCTCCACAACTTGGACGTCCTCCAGTTTTTCCGCCAGTGCTTCCTATTTGTGCTCCAGTTCCACCCTGACCTCCAACGGGTTCACAGTCTCTTGTGGTTTCGGTGTTATTGAATCCTCCGCCAATATTTGCGGCAGAACCACCTCTACCACCTCTAGCTTTGTTGTTGTCAAATTTGCCTGTTCCGTCTTGTCCAGCATTTTGGGTGCCAAATCCACTACCGCCAGGACCGCCGGCGTTTTTATTGCCTCCACGTCCTCCTCTCGCTCTTACTAGATTATTAGCACCCCTTGAAACTCCACTGTCTCCTCCTACTTGACCTTGAGCACCACCCTGGCCAACAAAAACAATTAATGTTTCGCCTGGAGTTACTGTTATAGATGCTTTTGTGGATCCTCCTCCACCGCCGCCACCACCGGCGTCAGTGCCATTACCTGTGTCAGTACCTCCTCCACCACCAGCTCCTATGCAAAGGACTTTTAATTGAGTTACGCCATCGGGAACCCTAAAAGTTCCACTGGTAGTTGGTGTAAGAAATTCTTGGAACAGATCCACCGTTGGTGGTTGGGGTACTGGTGCCGGTACTGGTACTGGTCTTGGGGATGGTGTCGGTACTGGTACAGGTACTGGTGTTGGTCTTGGTGTCGGTAATGGTCTTGGTGCTGGTACTGGGGCAGGCACAGGCACAGGCACCGGTGTAGGTATTGGGGATGGTGCCGGTACTGGTACGGGTACTGGTTCTGGTGGTGGGGGTGGTACTGGTAATGGTACGGGCACCGGAACAGGTACTGGTGCTGGTCCTAAAGGCACTCTTTGTGGGGGATTGGTTATTGTCTCCGACGCCGGTTTTGTTTCAGTAACTGTTGCAATTTCTCTTTTGAAGTTTCTTATAGTTCCAACAGTCTCTTGGGTTGTGTTTATAGTTCCCTGAGAGAAGAAAGAGTCTTCAGCTAAGGAAGTTAAATCTCCTGGGATTACAATATTTGATGCGTCAGTTGTTAGTCTGAATATTTTTTCACCAGTTTCAAACCTTGGGTTTGTTGATACATTTGGATTGGGAACCCATAAAAGACCTTTAACATTTCCACCAGAATCTGTTACAAGTCTTACATTGGTCACTGTGGCTACTGCACCACTGGTTTTTCCAACCAATCTCATTCCAACATTTATATAACCATAGAAGTTTCCTGTAGTTAAATCCGAAAGACTAAATGTATCTACATTGAGTATAGTTGATGATGAACTATACTGTTCTTGAAGTGGTTCTCTAGTGTAAACATTTGTCCGATAAACTGATGTTGGATTGTTAAATGGACCTTTAAAATGATTTTGTTTTGCTGTTCTAAATCTAATAAATGGTGATTGTGATTGCCCAGAAACTGGTGGAATTTGTCCTTGGTTATCGGTTTCTACAATTTCTCCAGTGATAAAAGAACCACTGATCATTGATATTTCAATTAGTTTGGGAACTATAAAGTTAGATACATCTCTGTTGTCGAAGAATGGATATACTCTAGTTGAAGGTTTTAATTTTTTAGATATAAATTCAATATTTCTAGATCTTAAATATGTTGCAATTTCAATCTTAACTGTAGTTGAATCAAATGAAGTTGGAGTATCAGTAAATGTCAACCTATTAGTTGTTCCAATTCTGGTAGAAGTTCCAACTCGATCTGTTGCAGTAATTACATCTTGGAACCATTGCCCATTTTCTTGGAATACGGGACTTCTAGAAACTTCTCTAGTTGTTTGTGAAGTCCAATTAAATACTGTTGCACCAAATATAGTAGGTGCCCATCCCGTGTTTGGATCTGGTTCAAAAGATAACTGTACAGATACATTATCTGTCCTACCTTCAATTACACCAATGTCTCTTTTATCTAGTGGTACTTGATCTAACCAAATATCGGAAGATGGATTTAAATCTAAAACTCCCTTGAAGAAAGTAACAAGATATGGTGTTACATTTTCAACACGAGTAGCATATGGTTGTCTAATCTCTTCTGTTTCCGAGAAGTCTAATGTTAATAGACCCTTTCCAGTAGACTCATTACTTAAAGATCTTTTAACATTATTTCCTATAATATTTCCATTGAATCTCGAATCTTCACCTTCAGATAAATTTATGAGACTTCCATTAGTATTCAATAAACCCAAACTTAGGTCTAAAGCTGTTTGATAAACTGATGCCCTTAATTCGGAAGTGTCATTTTTAATAGAATTTTTGAATATTGATGATCTATATCTTTCATTGCTATATTGAAGATCTATTGTTGTAAAGTCATCAACAAAAAATCCAGACTTAAATCTATCAAGACCTAAATTATCTTTGATTTGTAGTGATGATGTACCAGTTTCTAATAATGAAAGTGAAGTATAGAACTCTAGATTTTTAATTCTATCCTCTAGTAGTTTAATATCACTCATTCTATATCTCTTATTTTCAGTAAGCTTTATGGAAGCGGACTGAACATCACACATATATGCCGGTAGAGTTAATGTTGCAATTTCAATAGCACCATCTACTGGAACTGGTGGTAGAGGATTATCTGCAGGATCCCCCAATTTAATTTTTATTTCACCATCTTTAGATAAGAAAATTTTGTCTATTCGTGGTAAATAATATGAATAATCTACTACAATGGTTTCATCTGGTGCAAGTAGAGATAGGCTATCATTTGAAACATTTACCAAACTTCTTCCGAAAAATTCAAAAGGAGATCTTGAATTTTCTGCTGGTGTATAATTTGAAACTCTTGGTCTAGAGTCTAAAAGATTTGAGTTAGAAATTTTGTTGACACTAGGTACTTCACAATAATCAAAGAATTCATATGAATTTTTTGTAACAATATTTCCACTATCAGCATCATTAAAGTATGCTCTCTCAAATACGATTTTTATTTTTCTGTTAGGTTCCTTAAATGATGCCTTTCTAATTAGTCTGGAATAGTCATACAAAGTTCCTCTTTGTCCATTATCAAATGTATATCCAGAAGTAATATTTGAAGATCTATCTGATATAACTTGAGTTAAAACTCCACTTACTCCAGATTCTTTAAACTCAATATTTTCTCCAATTATAAAATTACCATTATTTTTCTGAACATATTCTATTGTTCCAGATCCGGAGGACACTCTGTTTACAAGCAATCCAATTGCTTTACTATCAACACCTATAAATTCCTCACCAACAAACAGATCTTGAATAGTTTGATTTGGACCATTTAAATTATTTAAGGCAATTGTTGGTAAAACTGGATCTGAAGTTGAATTTGATTGGAAAACTCCATAAATTTTTGTTATGTCTGGATATAATAGACATATTTCATTATCTTGAACTCTAGTTCCATAAGCATAGTTTCCAAAAGTCAATCCATCATTTAAGGTAGTTTCTCCAGCACCTACACTGATTCCAGAACCTTCATATTTTGATTTATCTATTACTATAGTTTCTACATTATTTTTTAACTTTGTTTTACTGGAAATTGTATTAACTTTTACCGTTGCTATCAAAGTTGCTGGACCATTTACTGGCAAATTGCTCAATGTCAACTGCCTTGAATTGGTAGATAAATTTGAAAAATTACTACTAGATATTGGAACTACAACACCACTATCAGTTACTAGCGAATATCTTTCCTCATCAAAAGAATCAAAAGATTGATTTGGTGGTAAAATTGGAGTTATAAACACTCCGGAAGATATTGTTGCGCTAAATTGTTTTTTAACTTTAATTTGTGATGATGAAAGATCAACATCGGAAATTTTATCTTTTGGTAAAACAGTATACAAAGTATCATCTTGAGAATTCTGATACTTTGTAGTTAGTAATATGAGGTTTGATATAGTTTGTGCTGAGGATGGCAATCCACCATCAACAACTCCAGAAACAGTAGAAACTCCGACTACAGTTATATCATTTGCTCTAGATGATATAATTCTTGCATAAGTTAATTTATTATTTTGTGGATTAACAAATGCTACGAGATCATTTGTTTTTACTAATTTAAAAAATTCAACTTGAGGTGATGATATTGTACTAAATCCTAAAGATGTTGAAACTCCAGTGATGCTTACAATTCCAACGGAACGATTTATGTCTTGGACAATATCAGCAGTAAATGTTCTTCCAGATCCAACATTTGAATATACGGATTTTATATCATTAACTTTGTAATCAACTACTATTGTAGTTATTCCAACTTTTTCTGATCCATCAAATATTAACTTTTCTCCCGGAACAAAAGTACCATTTGTATTATACGCTGTTATAATTCCGGAATTTACCGTATCAAATCTTAAGAATCCCGTAGCTCCGCTAGATTTTCCTCTAATTTGAGTTGGTACGGATAGTGAAATTGGTTGATTATAATAGAGCTCTGTGAATGTTTGAATGTCAAATAAAGATAAATCCCATTGATTACTTGCGGGGAAATTTGAATCAAATCCACCATTTTCCAAAGCAACATCATAAACTCTAGCTACGCCAATTTCTTTACCTGGAGATTGACTTCTAGAAGATCCAACTCTTTCATTTCTTAGACTTACATAAGAGTTTGTGGAAAATCCTATATTAGGTAATCCATATAAATTGTTGACTTTTAAAGTTGATCCAGTATTGTATGGAATAGATTGATTTATTATTTCTTTCGTTGATCTTGGCTTAGCAAAATCTACAAATTTAATTCCAGGAATTACAATTTCAAATCCTTGTACATATGCCTTTCCTGGAGAAATTTCATACACACCTAGATCGTCTGTGGCAGTATTTCCATTGAAAGTTGTTGTATTTTCTTCATAAATTCCCTGATTTCCTTTATAATCATCTACAGAGTTTTTAACCGAAACTTTGAACGGAGTTATATAATAATTTCCAGACTCGTCAAATGTTCTTCTTGCTAGTTCATCTCCAATTACATTAAATTGAAAATCTTTTGTTGCAGTTTCAATATTTCCATTTCTAATACCAAAAAGAATAATAAAATCTGATGGATATATATTATCCCCCGATAATTCTCTTTTTTCTAGTTTAGCTGTAATTTTTAATCTATCAGCACCCGGTGCCGAAAAGTTTAAAAATCCTCGTGAGTTATCATTTAAAGACTCGTCATCATTTGAAGTTACTATCTCCTCAAATACTCGCAATCCTACAGCTGTTGTTGGACTAATACTCAGAGGTTCTAATATTATAAGTTGCTCGGGAACATCTACAAGAAATCCCTTTATGAAAAATACTCCTTTCTGAATTCCATAAGCAGATCCAACTACTGCCGCATTTGATTGTGCGGTTAAAGCAAAACCAGATCCTGCGGGAATTGAAGATAATCCTTCTTCGGTGAAGGCGATATTTGTGTTTGCTACTAATGTCTCACCATCAGAGAAAACATCAGATAAACTTTCTGAAGAAGAATCTCTATATGCAATATAAATGATTGGATTTCCTGTAGGAGATTCTGTTGATTGTAAAACAAATCTAACAGATGCCGAAACTTTAGAATTGCTTCCTGTTATAATTTTTCCAATTAAATTTGGTAAATATGAGTCTACAGGTATTCCTTGATATATCTTTTGAAGTTGTATGCCAGTAAACCGATCATAGTACGTTCTCTGACCACCAGTAACTGCAGATCCTTGCTTTAATAAGTTGGATCCAAGCTGTTCTATTTGATTCTGTAAAATTGATTGGGTTGTAGTCAGCTCGCGAGCTTGGACAGGATAACCTGGTTTAAAAAGAACTTTATAGTAGTTCTTTTCCCTGTCAAAATCATCAAAATATGGAGAAACGTTGAGATTAGTATCTTGTGGCATAATTCTTAGAATTGCAAAATAATTTTAATATCTTCTTTTTGATTTAACGAACGAGAAATAGATGGTCTATTATCAACATAAATTATTTCCCCAGAATAATATTCGACTTCGGGGTTTGATAATCCATTTTGGAAAGTCTGTCCCAAATAATACGTATTGTTATTTATGGCTAATGTATCGCCAGAAAAAGTACTATCAACGAATCCAGAAGTTGTTTCAAAATTAATAACATTTTGGGAATTGAATTCAACCAAATCTATTCCGTAAGACGGTGATGAATTTATTAATCCGCTTGTTGTAAATCCAACCTGCGTTCTATCTTGCCAATACTTCAATACTCCAGTTGATCTATCGTAAGAGACAACTCTTCCAACAGCAGTTATTCCAACTCCAACAGTTTGAGTGAAAAAAGAATTTTCTGTAACAGATATAGTTTCATTATCTGGAGATTTTATTTTTATAGCACGGACAGCACTTGCTTTATTTTTATTTAATTCCGAGGTTGAATCGTATGCCAGCGGATTTTGGACTAATCCTATTCTAGCAATTTTATTATTAATAATAAAATCTGGATCTTGAACATCGTTCTCTATTCTAGAATAAATAAGAACATTTTTTGCACCAAGTTCTCGGTAAATATCAGATCCATGACCGCCTTTTGGTGGGATGATAACTTCAAATAATGGGGGATTTGTTAAATCTAAAGTGCTATTACTTAAATCTACTATACCATATGTGTATCCAGAACCACCATTAGTTATAAAGATTCTTTCAGCAACTCCATCAGATCCAACAACTAAGGCAGCAGTTGCGCCACTTCCATCTCCAAATATGGGTATGTTAGTATATGTTCCAGGATCTCCTATTTTTCCGCCAAATTCTTTGATTAAAATTGTTTTTAATTGACCACTTCCACTTGATGGTAAAGCGTTTTCTCTTACTTCCTTATAATCATTTGATGTAAACCAGTCAATTGGGACGGGAATATAATTTGTCGAATCAAACTTCAAAACTTCACTGGGTTTAATTGTGTATAAGTATTTCCAAATATATCCATCTCCACTTGTTCCAGCCGCTCTTGGTTCTAAATCAACAAAAGTTGGTTCATCCAATGAAGGTCTTCCCTTTTCATTTTGGGGATCATAACCATTATTCAAACATATATAAACTCTAAAATCTCTATTAATTACATAATATTTTGCGGAATATAGACTAATAGATCCTGTAGTATAGGATTCATTTTCAATATCAATTCTATGGTGGTACATATCATAGGTAGTACCAGACTGCCAGTTATATCTTCTTATTACAGGTCTTACATCTTCAGCAGATATCTTCTTTAAGGAAAACATAGTTTCCCAAACTTTATTCTCTTCATCAAAAGAATCTCTAAAAGCTGGAGGATTTGTATTCCAGTCTTCGGAATATTCTTCCGAATTTGAAAGACCCGTAAACAAATAATAACTATCTCTAGATGTTTTAATTCTATCGATAAAATCTAGAGCAGTTGATATTCTAAATTGATCAGTTATGATTGCTGACATTTTTTTTGTTTTATTCTTTTATTTATTATGATTATGGGGCAAGAGTAATATTTGACATTCTAATAACTCCATCCGTTCCTCTGACTTTTATTCTCAAGTTAGTATTAGATGTTAATTCAAATGTCAACTGAGAATTTTGTGGTGGAGATGATGTAGACCCCAATCCAATTGTAGATATTCCTGTTATTAAAGCATTGCCGACGACATATAACGCTGATGTTGCGTTAGTAGTTCCTATTCCAATATTGCCACTAAATGTAGAGACACCGGAAACACTTAATGTTTCTAAAGAAGTATTTCCATTAACCGTAAGGGCGCGTGTTGTGTTGGTGGTTGCTATTCCAACATTACCCGCAAATGTGGAAACACCTGAAACATTTAATGTTTCTAGAGAAGTATTTCCTTTAACCGTAAATTTACTTGTTGGATCTGTTGTTCCAACTCCAACATTTCCGGATGAATTTGTTGAAATTACTGTCTTTCCGACACCAATATTAAGATCAGATCCATTTCCCAAAGATGAGTAAAGTTCATTAAAATTTGAATTTACTTTGCCAGCTCCTGCCAGCAAAGTATCACCGTTTCCATCATTGGGATTAGTTCCAGTACTAATTAATAACTTAGACATTTCTAAACATCTTTTTAGTATTTATTAAATGTAGTTTCTATATCTCAGAGGATTAAATCTCTCAACTGATGAATTTGTTGATAATCCCACAACACCATTATATGTGTATGCAATAAACTCACTTGGAGTTTTTCTTTCTGGAACTAAAATTCTTCCCCAACTATATTGTCCATATATTCTACTATCTAATCCTAAATTATCATATGTGTATAAATCAGAGTCAAAAGTAATAGTAGTAGCATCAAAAGATACAATATCTGGGAATTCAACGGTTGATAAATCTTGAACCCTCGTTCTGACTCTAGTTACATATGTTACGCCAACTCCAGGAATATTTTTTTCCAATGGAGTATTATCATACACTTGATATATGTTATCAAAGCAAGTAGTTCCAATTCCAATTAGATCTCCATTATTTTTGAGTGAAATTGACCCATTTCCAAGATTAGAATTTCTAACCGTAAAGTAATAACCAGTTTGAATACCACTTGTAGAAATTGGGTTATTATTAATCTCACTGTCTCTTAATGGTGAATTATATGGAATGAATAAATCCATATAGAAATATGCTCCGGTTGTTCCCATTCCAACAACTTCTCCATAATCACCTTCATATGAAACATTACTAATGAATTCAGTTTTTGTAGTTGGTGGAGATATCAATACAAGAGGTGGATCTACTGAGGTAACTTTAAAGACAATATTTTGCTGAAGGAGAGTATTTCTGAGGTCATTCCTCAAATTTTTATTATCAAATTGATCAATAAAGATTTGATCACCAACAACATATCCATTACCTTTATCAATTATCTCAATATAGTTGACAACATTTTGCTCAACTCCAATGTTTATTGTTGCCCCCTCACCAATTCCAGTAGAAGACTTTAATCTTGCTCTATAATAAATGTTATTTTGTTTTGCTGTGCTTATTCCTGGTGGGAATCCAGATCCATTTGATATGAGTTGAACTCTAGATATTGGACCATATGTGTACCCAAGTCCTGGATTTACAACTGTTATAGAATTAACCTTTCCACCAGATATTGTTGCAGTTGCCGTTGCTTTAAATGTTGATCCTATTCCAAATGGACTTTGTATTGTTACTGAAGGAGCACTTTCATATCCAATTCCATCATTATTAATATTAAATGATGTTATAGTTCCAGAAGATGATACATTACATGTTGCGGATGCCGAAACTAAAATATTTCCAGATGTTATTTCTATTTTATTGGTATATACTGATGAAGTATTCTCCGCATCTGAATCGAATAAATTGCGAACAGATTCTACAAATATTTCGGATGAAGCAACTCCAACTCCCACTGTTTGTATAATATTCGTGGATGGTGTAATTAATGGTTCATAAGAATCTCTATCTTTAGAAATCTTATTACCGTTTACAATTTTATCCTCAGTTTGCTTACACCAAATTACAGGTCTAGATACGGATGAATTTATACCAACGCCAGAATATAAACTAGTTAAAACTCGGTCTGATGATATTATATCAGAAATTACTCGTTTTTTCTGTTTTAAATCTGATCTATCACTTGTTATTATTATATCATCTCCAATTTTTATAGTTTCCAGTATATCAATAAATTCAACATCCACTGATGATGTTCCTTTATAGAATAGAATATAAGATTTATCTCCAAATTTTGGAGGTTCATTAAATTGTATAATACTACCACCAACGAAAGTATATGATTGTTCTGGAATTTGTATTACATCATTAATCACAATTAATAATGTTGATTGGATATCAATATTAGAACCTTTTCTAGAGCGAATTGATACAACATCTCCATTTAATCTTAGTGAAAATCTTGTTCTCGATCCATCAAATAATTCGTCAAGAGGATCTAATATATCAATGTCACCAACAGACCATGCGGAAAACTTATCATTGTAAATTTGGTCTACAGTTAGTTGGAATTCCGAAAAAGGTTTTGATGGATCAGTTGAAATTCCTAGTAGATTATCACCATTAGTTGATACAGTTAAAATATCACC